GACATTGAAAGTTGGAACAAACTATCTGTTAAGGCAGAATATTCTATGAAAGCTATGGAGAATACTCTAGATGCATACATAGAATCTAACGCAATACTTAATAAGTTTGTAAGTTCTTATATTCAGGGAGACTTATTTATAAGTAGAGAGGAAATAAGAAAGGTGAATGTTAAATGGAGCTCACCAAAGCAAGTATTAGATGTATTTACAACGTATGGTCTTAAGATAGAGGATGTAAACGGTAAGAACTTACACGTTTATAGTAAAGATCCTTTTGTTAAGACATATATTAAATACAAAGAACAAGCTAAACTATCTACAAGTTATGGAACTAAGTTTCTAGACAATGTAGATGATGATGGTAGAGTTCGTACTAGCTTTAAACAAATACTAAATACAGGTAGAGTTGCATCAGGTAAGCCTAACATGCAACAAATACCTGCAGATAACGACTATCGTAACTGCTTTATAAGCGGATTACCTGGTTGGGTGTTTGTATCAGGTGACTACAGCTCGCAAGAGTTGTGTATTATAGCCACAGGGAGTAAAGATCCCGTGTGGATTAAAGCACTACAAGAAGGCAAAGACCTTCATAGTGTATGCGCAGATTTAGTTTATGGTCAAGAATGGAAAGATGCAGCTGATGTAGGCTGTTCTTACTATGCTTATGCTAATTTAGGTGGTGGTACAGAACGTGCTCAACTTAAATGTAATTGCAAAGAACATAAAAGACTGCGTACAAACGTAAAAAGTATAAACTTCGGTTTAGCCTATGGTATGGGGCCACACAAACTAGCTGACACATTGCTTATCAATATCAAAGAAGCAGAGAGATTAATTCAGAAATACTTTACAGCATTTCCTGCAATTAAAAACTTTCTAGAGTCTCTTGGTAATTATGGTAAGTGGAACGGGTATATTAGAACATATGCACCGTACAGACGTATCAGATGGTTTGAAGAGTGGCAGGGTATAAATACAGACAAAGCTATGCTAGGTAAGATAGAGCGTGCAAGCAAGAACACACCAATTCAAGGTAGTGGTGCTGACATGTGTAAATCTGCTCTAGTTATTGTACGTAATTATATCCATGATAACAAATTACCCGTTAAACTAGTGATGACAGTTCATGATCAAATTGACACTATAGTACACGAAAGTTATAAAGACGAGTGGTGTACTAAACTTCAAGAGCTTATGGAACAATCAACACTAGATATTATACCATCAGGGCTACTAAAAGCAGAAACAGAAATATCGACAGTATGGAAAAAGTAAAAGACACAGCAGGAAATGAGTTAAATCCAGGTGATCATGTTGTAATACAAGGATGGAAAGGATTAGAGGTAGCTAAAATAAGAAGATTTACATCATCATGTATGTTATGTGATTACACATTTGTAAATCATAACGGAGATCGAGTACCAAGTAGATTACAACCTTATTTACCTAATCATCCTCATACAGCAATTAATGACAAGCATCCTGATAGGATGCTTAAAGTACTTAAAATAACTCAACAGCAGTATGACAACTTCCAGCAGAACCTCTAGGCAAATAGAGATAGTTCAAAAGTTTGCTGATAACAAAGGTAGAGGTACATTACTAGCAGCTACAGGCTTTGGTAAGACTTACACAGCAATCATGGTTATACTACGATTGCTTAAGTCTAGACCAAAGGCTAAAGTGCTAGTAGTTGTGCCAACTATTAACCTTAAGAATCAGTGGAACAAAGAACTAACTAAACACAGAGTTGTAAAGAACTGCGAAGTAATAGTAATCAACACAGCGTACAAGAATAAGTATGAATGTGATCTATTAATTTGTGATGAGTTACATGCTTACGGTGCTGAACAGTTTATTAAAGTATTTAACACAGTTAAGTATGAGTTTATATTTGGCCTCACCGCTACAATAGAGCGTACAGATGGTATGCACGAAGTATTGCTAGAATATGCACCTGTTATTGATGAAGTTCCTATTGAGGAATGTCATACAAATGGATGGGTGAGCGATTACCTTGTGTATAATCTTGCTGTACCTATGTTAAGCAATGAAGAGGCAGAGTATAAGAAAGCTAATAATCAGTTTAGATATGCTGCAAGTCAAATAGGTTTTGGTGGATCTCAATCATTTAATAATGCTAGGCGTTATTTAAATGATAAAGATGCAGACCCACATAAACGTGCAATGGCTGCTATATATTATAGTTCTATGCGTAAAAGAGGTGATATATGTAAAAACTCACAAGCTAAAATACCTGTAATTAAAGAATTACTAAATAAATTTAATGACCGTAAGGCATTACTATTTAGTGCATCAACTAAATTTGCAGATGATGTGCAGGAAGAGCTTGGAGATATATGTTTAAGTTTTCATAGTAAACGTACTAAGAAAGAGCAAGCACTAATACTTAAGAAATTTAAAGATGGTAGAACAAAGCAACGTGTAATAAGCTCAGTAAAAGCTTTAAACGCAGGTTTTGATGTGCCAGATTGCTCATTAGGTATTGTAGCTGCAGGTAGCTCTAAAAAACTAGACAATATACAACGTACTGGGCGTATTATAAGATATGTACCAGGTAAAACAGCAATTATTATTAACCTTTATGCACCTGACACACAAGAAGTGTCTTGGCTTAACAAACGTCAAGAAGGTCAAGATGTAAACTGGGTAAATAATATAGAAGAAATAACAGTTTAAACATAGCTAGTGGTAATGTCTCAACAATACCAATAAGACTACAGGCTGTGTAAATTAGGTAAGAGAATTGAGTACACTCTTTTAAGACCGTGATTCCAGGCGATACTGCCAAACTACATGGCGCCTATTTTATATTAAAACTAAAACAAGATGGAAGCTAAAACTATGTTTGAATTACAATTTGGATTTACATCTGAAGACCAAACAAAAGTGTATACTTATGAAAGAGATAGGTACGGAGCAAAAGAAAAGAAACGTTTACAAGTAGAAGCAGATTGGAAAGAAATCAGAGAAGCTGAAAAGAAACTATTTTCTATACCTTCTAAAGACAGGTTACACAATCAGTGGTGGGACATGACTAAATCTAAGTTTTGGCAAGAGGTTGCTCAATGCGATGTAACTTACTTTGGAATAACTACAAAGTTTAAGAGATTACCTAAAAACGAATGGAGACAACCAAATTATTAACTAAAAACTAAATTATGATTAAAATTATAGCATTAGGTGTAGTAGCCTTAATAGGTCTGTACGTAGTATGGATGATGATTGCAGCAAAAGAAGTGAAAGATGTGCATATAAATGCAACATACTATAAATTAAAAAAAGACAAAGCTCATGGCAATGACACAAGAAGAAAAAGTAAACAAAATAGTAGAAGTACTGGAAAAGCACAACAAGGTGCACGAAAACATGGAAAATCAGCTAAAACTAATAGCAGACTTTCTAAACACAACAGCGGAACAAGTACTAAAGATTAAAAAACAATTGCGTGATACTACAGAAAGTAACGCGTAAATCAATGTTGATAAGGCCATCAGGTCGTAGCACAGATTTTATATCCCCCTCATTTGGCTACGGTTGTTTATACAATTGCTCATATTGTTACATGAAACGACACAAACCTGATGGCCTATCAATAGCTACAAACACAGGCGATATACTTACAGCAATAAATAACCACGCATACTTTACACCTGTAGAGAAACCTAATCAAACGCACGCAGACTATACTACCTACGACATTAGTTGTAATGAGGATTTTGCACTGCATGCTAAACATCATGATTGGGAAAGAATCTTTGAATTCTTTAGAACTCACCCTGTTGCGATGGGTGCATTTGCTACTAAGTATGTTAACCCTAATCTAATTAACTTTGATCCTGAAGGTAAAATACGTATTAGATTTAGTTTGATGCCACAGCACATGTCTGACATTCATGAGCCTAATACATCTAAAATCATTGATAGAATTAAAGCTATTAATGCATTCATAGATGCAGGATATGATGTCCATGTGAACTTTAGTCCTGTTATTGTAGAAGATAATTGGCTAGAAGATTATAGGTACTTGTTTGATATGATGAATGATTATGTTGATTATAAAGATCAAGTACATGCAGAAGTAATATTTTTAACTCACAATGAAAAGAAACATGAAGAAAACTTAAAGAAACACCCTGAAACAGAGTTAGATCTCTGGAACCCAGCTATACAAGAAGAGAAAGTCTCGCAGTATGGTGGAACCAATATAAGGTATGCTCGACATTTAAAGCCTCTATACATAGATGCATTTAAAGCAGTGCACGAAAAAACAATACCTTGGAATAAAATCAGATACATATTTTGAAAAAAGGATACCACGATTACATTCCTATTGATAAGAAACCATTTGTTTCTAAAGGAAGAGAAACTGAATACTGGAGAGAGAGGCATGCTAAACAAGTAGCAGCTAATAATAAACCAGGCTTTGTAACTAAAAGCAGTTTTGAATTAATATTTGGGTTTGGATACCCTAAAACATATAACACACCGAGTGTTATGAAAACTTATAGATACCCTAAAAACGACGGAAGTAATGGCAAAATTAGTAGACTTCGCTGATCTCAGCATGATAGCAGTACCTGAGCGTACTGAGACTTACATACCAGTGAGTCACCAAGAGTTAGTAACAAGAGTAAAGAAAGCAGGAATGCTTCACTACGGTAGACAACCTATTAAAACAACGTTAGAAACAAATCAAAGAGGACAACAATTGTTTGGCTCTATGGTATTTCCAAGCGATACTAAAGGTTCTGACATCTCAGTAGGATTTCGTAACTCATACGATAAAACATTACCAATAGGCTTATGTGCAGGCTCACAAATTACAGTGTGCTCTAACTTAATGTTTGTAGGTGATATTGTAAAACTACGTAAACACACTCAGAATATTGAGGAAGACATGGATGCATTAATTGCAGAATTGTTTACACAAACTGATAAATTACACGGTAAAGCACAAGAAGATGCTAGTTATATGCACGACATACAACTTAGTAATGAGCAAGTAGGTGATTATTTTGGTCAATTGTTCGTAAATCAGAGCGTTTTGAATGGCGCACAACTTAAGACAGCTACTAAAGAGTGGTTCGAGTCTCAAGTATTTAAGTCTAGAAACCTATGGTCTGCTTACAATGCGTGTACTGAAGCTCTTAAAACTTCACATCCATCAAATGCTTTGGAGAATTACACTAAATTACATACATTTACAGAGGATTATATCCTAAATGAGTATAAAGCACATTTTAATAAGCAAATGGCTGAAATGGAAGGATATATTGAAATAGTATAATATGAAAAACAGTCCCTACAAAGGAAAAGATTTAAATTTTAATGAAATTTGGCATTTAATACAAGTGTTAAAATTCTATTATGAAGACATTATGATGTTGACACCCAAGGGTATAGCAGACATTATAAAGATAGAGTTTGATTGTACAATACAAGAAAATGACGTATCTTTAAATCTCCTTTTAGCATATCGTAGAGACAGTGATGGTAATTTAAAATGTTATGATTAGTGAATGTATTGAATGCGAAGATGGATTAAAATGCTTACCAGATGAATCTTTGGTAAGTTTAACTGAAGAGGAACTCGATAAATATTTAAATTGCGATGAAAGTATCTTTGAACTTAACCAAGTTGAAAGGCAATCACCTCACCCCAAGTGAATTTGTATATCTTTTCCTTAAAAGCGGAGGAGAAAAGCAAACTCAAAAGTACTTAGAAATTTTACCCGTTGACAGAGAAAAACTACAGACACGAGGCTTTATTAAGATAATGCCCGACGAGTCACTTATACTCCGTCAAAAAGCGTTGGATTTGTTTACAGTACGAGGATGTGAAGATTGCTGGAATCAATTTGCAATTGCTTACCCTAGGAAGGATAGAGGTAGGCCTCTCCATAATGATATGAAGCGTAACAAGCTTAAATACATAACATTAATAGAGAGAAAACCAGGTTTGCATGAGACTATAATCAATGCTATTGCAGCAGAACATGAAGATAGAAAACAAGCAAGCTACACTAATGATTTTCGTCCACCGTGGAAGATGATGAGCTCATACTTAAACCAAGAAGCTTGGACTATGTATGAAGGAGTTGAACCCCCTAAACCTTCGGACGAACAAAACTATGGAGGAGATTTAATATGAATGAAGAACAAAAGCCATTACCATGGCGCCACATTTCAGAAGCATCTAATGCAGCATTACGCTACATAGATGGTAGACGTAAAGGCACAATTAAATCTCTTGCTACACCTTGGAAAAAGTTTAACAACATTTCTATGGGTGGTATCGAATGGCAGACTATCACAACTATTGCTGGTATGTCTGGTAGCGGTAAAACTGCAGTGCTAGGTCAACTTGAGACAGGATTGAAAGATCTTAACGAAAAGGATGACTTTGCAATACTCTCATTTAACTTTGAGATGCTTTCTTCTCGGCTAATTGGCCGTAAACTTAGTAATAAGATGAAACTTACTACACAGCAGCTATATAGCTCGTCAGAAAACTTTACGTTGAATGACAATTACTATATGAATGCAGTACAAGAAGCTCGCAAGTTAAATAAGTATGATATAAATTATGTAGATATACCAGGTAGTGTTAAAGCTCTAGAAGCTACAATATTAGCATTCTCTAAAGAGAAGAATAAACCTGTTATAGTTATGTTAGATCATACTTTGCTTGTAAAGAAGGTTGGAGGAGCGCAAGATAGAGATCTTCTCTATGATTTGATGGCTATGTTTAATGGATTAAAGAAAGTTATTAGAGTATCATTTATTCTAATATCTCAAATGAACCGTAACATAGAAAATTCAGAGCGTATCCAAAACCCTGATTTACATTACCCTAAGAAGCAAGACATCTTCGGTGCAGATGCATGTTATATGTATTCTGACATCGTAGTGGTAACACACCGTCCAGAGATGCTTGGTATTAGGGCATATGGCCCAAAGAGATGGCCTACAACTAATGCTATATTTTGGCATTACTTGAAGGTCAGGGAGGGCGAGCCTTGCATTGCTTTAATGGAGAATGATTTGGCGCATAATCAAATCTTAGACGCTAAACCAGCACA